AGTTCAGGAAACTCTAGATATACATTTTCCATAGCAGATAAATCTGCAAGATCTTTAATTGCATCTGAAAGAGAATCTACAGTTTTTGCATTTGGTTCATTCTCAGATAAGGGATCTGAAGCATCTTGATTAGTGCTTCCACCACCAGTTTCTTTAAGATCCGCATTTTCAGATCCATCCGTTTCATTAGCATCTTCACGACGATCTGCTTCCTCCATCATCTCTTCATGAGTCATTCCCTCATTATCACTATTACTTGATTGTCCAGAACTTTGTTGTTGAGGTTGATCGGCATTATTCTGTTTTGCCTTACAGTATTTGTACAAATATTCAGCAGCTAGAACAGCATCAGCAAAAGTTTCTGCACTTCCAATCATATCGACAATTTCTCTTTCCTCACCATCTTCGATAGGAACATCAACAAAGTTACTGATCTTGAACCAAAGATTTGTTCTGTCAGCAAGATTCATCTTAGAAATATCTTCATTCTCAAGACAGAAGAAATCTTCATCAGCAAGTTCGTTATAACCTCTGAAGAAAGTTTTTGATAAACCCGCATACTTGCGTTTCATCAATTTTTCGATGCGAGCATCTTCAGTTATATTGACAAACTGTTGAGGAATTTTACCTTCAAACGACCAATCATCAGGAGTGAATAGAGCATGACCAACCTCATGAGCTACCAACATATCGAAGACAGACTCCGATGCTTTTTTCCACATAGGTAGAGTTAGAACTCTACTCTGAACATTAAACATTGCTGTCTCAACCGGACGATGCTCAACAATCAAATCCTCAGTAGCAAGAAGTTTTGCTAGTTGACCCTTGACTTCAAAGTTGACGGACATGCTTGGTTGGTTTTTTCGTATGAATGTATTATAACGGAAGAACAGCCTTCGACTTAGTTCGAGATGCCACTTTAAGAACTGGTTCGTTTTTATGTCGCAGTCGATGGCAACATGCACATAAAATATCACATTTTTTAATTTCTATCATAACCTTTTCCATAGAATATCCATCTCTTAAAAGTCCTCTAATTTCATCAACTTTTAAATGAGGTTCTCTATGATGAAAATCCATGCAAATTGGATCAAAAACTCTACCACAATCAGCACATGGTTTATTTGTTTTATATTCAACTAACCATTTCATTCTAGACAAAACTTTTGCCTTTCTTGCAACTTTTGACATTTTAGTTATTAATTACTTCGGGATAAAATTCATTATAGAACCATGAACATGTATCAATAATTCTTTCTTGAGCCTCCTTTTTTAAAAGTGGGAATTTACTATTTATCTTCTGTGGTATTAATTCTTTCCTAATAGTATGATCACCATAAGGTGCGAAACAAGCATCGTTATAATACCCTTGTTTAATTTCTGATAGATTATTATCAAAAGGTTTAATTCCTATAAAATTATAAATGTCGGAAAGAACTTCTTTTGGATTTTCCATGTAATCTTCATATCTGACAAATTTAAAATTATCATAATATAATTTGCTGCAATCTAAAAGTTCTTTTAAGGAATATAGTGGAGTGCTTAACATTTCATCGTTTAAATAATTGTCAACACGATATTCCATAATATCTACATCATTAAATTTATCATTGTCAGGTCTCAGACTATCGTTTACTGGAAGTATTCTTTTATAGTTTTCTACCTTTTCAAAAGAAGAAATAACTCCTCTTAAATCACGCATCAAATAAATGACTTTTGCATTTGGAATAAGTTTAAACAATAAATCATAATCGTTTTCCCATCCACGACATTTATCAACATATACTTCTCTCTTGCATAAGTTATTTGTCCATGATTTAATAACAGATCTCATTAGATCTGTATATAAGAACTCATATTGTTTTATTGTAAATTGACCAATATCGAATACGTTTGCAGAATCATTAGATATTGAGGTAACGATATGAGAAAGATCACTATCAAAACAAACATCAATATCTGGATGCTGATCTAAAAGACATCCTAGAAGAGTAGATCCAGATCTAGGAAGTCCAGATATATTTACAAATTTCATACATCCACAAGTTGAGAGAAATTTTTTCTTTTTTCAAATTTAACAACTCTTTCAAATCTATCATGCAGAGATTCTTTATGAGAGATTACAAATACATTTGCATCTTTTACAACATATTTGATAATCTTTAAAAAATCTTCAGTTCCAAATCCATCAAGAGAAGAATCAAAGATTTCGTCCATAATGAGAAGATTTGTATTTGTAGAATTTTTAATTTTAGCAACTTCTCTCCAGGTGAATAAAAGTGCTAAGTCGATTCTTTGCTTTTCACCTTCACTAAAAGAACTATAAGAGAAATCTTCATGAATTGGTGAAAGAATTATTTCATTGAATTCTTCATTAAGAGAAAAGTTAATGTAAAAATCCATCATTTGCAGATATTTACCTACACTCTGATTAATAAGAGGCAGATACTTTTCTATAATTTTAGATTTTACACCGTTATCTTTTAAAAGGTCATGAATGAAATCATAGTTTAATATTTCGTTTTTCTTTTCTACAAGATCATCAAAACTTTTTTCTAATTTACTTTTGAATTCAACTAACTTATCTTTTTCTTCAGTTTCATTTTCGGATTGATAATTAATAGATTTGATGTCTTGGGTCAGTCCATAAACTTGAGCATTGAGTTGAGAGATTTTTGCATTATTAGAACTAATAGAACTTTGAGATTCCATGATCGACTTTGTGATATTATCAAAGACAGATTCACGAAACTCTTCTGATTTAATTGTATCTAGAAGTTCTTTATATCCACCTTCAAGTTTCTCAGATTCTTTATTATATTCACTAATTTTTTGATCTTTAATATCACTATGGATATTCTGAGTACAAGTAGGGCAAGTATCATTAGTGGTAAAGAACTCACGATTCTTAGAAATCGTACTAATCTTCTGAGCAATCTTTCCCTTTAAGTTTCCTAGTTTGCGAATCTTTGTCTTTGCATCATGAACACTTTCACGTTCTTTAGTATAACGTTTGATATCTTTTTCAAGTAAACTATTGTCTTGATTTAGAACATCAATATCAATATTGAGTTCACTGATCTTATTGTTAATCTTTTTGATATTATCTTTACCACGACTTTCAATCTCCTTGATAAAGTTTTCCTGCATCTTTACTTTATCTGTAAAGGATTCTTTCTTCAAAGAAATAACTTTTACATCTTCTTTCCTCTGCCGTAATTTTTCTTTTACAAGAGTATTCATGGTAGAAAATATTTTAATATCAAGAATATCTTCAATCACTTCTCTTCTACCAGCAGAAGAAAGTTGCATGAAAGGGACAAAGTTACTACTGCCAAGAATTACAATCTGTGTAAAAGATTTATAATTCATCTTCAATATGCTTTGTTCTAAAAATTTCTGCTGATCATTAGCAGAAGCATCTTGATTTAATAAAGTATTATCTCTATAAATTTCAAATATGTTTGGTTTTATTCCTCTACGAATTTTCCATGAAATAGAACCAATAGTAAATTCAATTTCAACTACACAATCTTTCTCATTTGTAGTATTGATTAATTGTGGTTTGTTAATTTTACGAAAAGATTTGCCAAATAAGACAAAGGTAAGTGCATCTAGAATAGTAGATTTTCCCGCACCATTCTGTCCGATAATCAATGTATTTTGATTACTGTTTAAGGTTATTTCTGAAAACTGATTACCAGTTGATAGAAAATTCTTCCATTTAATTTTCTCAAAAATTATCATTGTATTCTTCAGGTGGAATAACTAAATCATTTGGACCAATAATAGCATAAAGATATTCATGCTCAAAACAGGCATCAATTAAAGGTTCATCTTCAACTTCTACTGCTTTCATTTTTGGAGAACCACTTTCCTCAAGCATCATAACAAATCTTTCGGCATCATCACCGTTCTCCCAGATATAAAGAACATTTTCCCCATCTTCATCAGTGACAGAATATGCTCCTCGTTCATCTTCTCCATCAATTACTATGATATACATATTAAATCATTTCACAAGCTTCTTTATAGACTTCCTCAATGATTTTAGACAACTCAGTTCTGTCTAAATCTATCTCAGATTCTTGGATATATTTATTTAATAAACTTAATGTATTTTCAGATTCAGTAGTATCAAGATTTTCTTTAGAATACCATCCATCAAAATTATAAGTTTCGATGATCTTCAGATCTGCAACATTAGTTGAATAAAGTTTATCAATAAATTTTTCAAATTTTTTCTTTTCAGATTTTTTACGAATAATAAGTTTTACAATTTTATTTTCATATTCAGAAAAATTGAAAGTTTTATAATCAGTATCTTCATAATACACATTATAAAAAATTCTGTAAGGATTATTAATATATTCGTGTTCTAGAGTTTCTGTATCAAAGATAGTAAATCCTCTAATATCATTTACATCGTTCCAGTAGATTTCGTAGGGGTTTCCTGTGTAGTGGATGTTTCCATGAGACGATCTAGTGTGATAGTGACCGCTGAAGACTTTGCTGAACTTTGCAAATAATTTGCTCTCATGACCATGCTCCATGATGCACTGTTTATTAGCAGCAAATCCTTTGAGCTCAAGGTGCCCCATCGCGCATTTGCAATCTGTCTTTTGAACAAGTTTGAAAGTTCTGTCATAATTTTCATCGTTAATCCATGGTATAAAAAGTATTCCTAAACCACCCAAAGTAGCTTCCTCTGGGTCAGAATATACAGTTACATTATCATATTCACGAAGCAATAAGTCAACCGCATTTACATTATTTGTATTTTTATAAAATGCTGTATGATTACCGACAATTGTATGCAAATGACATCCCATATCTTTTAGAACATCATAATAATTATCTTTTGCCCACTTTAGAGAACTAAAGTTGATTCCTGTTCTATTATCAAAAGTATCTCCCATATCAACAATAGTAGTGATACCACTATCTTTTAGGTATGGAAAAAATACCTCATTATAGAATTTCAAAAAATAATCATGGAAGAGTTTTGAATTCTTCCTAGCACCAAAATGCTGATCAGTAATAAGAGCAATTTTCATGCGTTATCGTTGCCCATGTTTCGTAACTTAGAATACACTGCATCCTTGATGCTATTATAATCCGAGTAGTTTGAATTGTCAACCGTATTATCATTCGTGAAGACCTGATCAAATCCTGTCTTCTCCAAAATTTTATTTTTAATATCTAATTGCTTCTTTTCTTTTTGAATACGTCTCAGAAATGCATAGTGAATAATCTGAGTAAAATATGCAAAAGGATTTGTAGATTTTTCTGGATTAAAATTATGAATATACTGAATACAATTTTCCACTCCATCAGAAATCATATCATCTCTAAAGATATAATTGACAAAGTTTGGTTTATAAGAAAGATGAGTTGCAATTTTTAGAAAACACTCACCAAGATAGTTTGTAATCCTTGGTTTTGGTTTTTCATCTTCTTGTGCTTTAAGAACACTTTTTTTGTATTCAATAATAGCATCCAGAAATTCTTTATTGTTTACATAATGTTCTGACTGTTTTCTTGGCATTTCATCTCTACCTATAATTCAAGATGTATATATCATACCATGGCTTGACAAATATGTAAAGTACGCCTAGGATAACTCTGCTAGGGTTGATAAGGATTGTATTAGTTAGCTTTTATATAAGTTTTCTAAGTACTTTCTGGCATGATCTACATCATTTAGATATCCCATTTTTCTACTTAGATTGTGTTTCTGGAACTCAGCATTAGTTTTTCTCCAGAATGACTTATACATTTTTATAGTAGTTTCATCATTACATTCTACAATTGTTAAAACATTATCCATATCAATTAAGATCATATCTGCAGATGATGTTTTTAACCAAGGATCTACTTTATAGCATGGTTGACCTCTAACAATAATTTCTTCTATTGTAACTGGATTTAATAACACTAGAAATGTTTTATCACCTTCGTCAGAAGGTGATATCATAGAGAATACCTCCTCAGAATTTTTTAGTTTAACTGTTGCATGAAATTCTTCGTAATTTTTGTTCATTATTCTTTAATATCGATATTGATAATTTCATAATTAAAGTCTTCTTGATTATAAATTTTTATTCTTTCAATTAAATGATTTAGAGTGTAATTTTTTGTTCCTCTGATTGTACAATCATCAGAAATATCATATAGTATTGCTTTTGTTTTGTTGTTTCCTTTTCTCAGGACTCTACCTATTGATTGTAGATTACGGATTCTTGATTTAGACGGACTAGCAAAAATAACATTATGAAGATTTCTAATGTTAATTCCTGTGGAGAAGGTTCCATATGAAGCTACGATAATTGCGTTAGTTTCATTCTCAGTGATTCTCCTTACATCTTCCCTCTCATCAGTATTTACTCCACCATGTACGAAAAATACTTTTCGACTTTCACCTACCTTGCTATTTATTTCATTAAAAAGTGGCTCACCATGTGTGGCAACCCGACTATAGAGAATAAGTGTATTACCATTTAAGTCATTTGCTAAATTAACAATAAATTTATTTCTTTTTTCATGCGTAATCAAATATTGTATCTCATCTTCATAAGTTTCAAATTTTTTGGGATTGTGGTTTAATATAAGACATCTGATATCCAAATCAGAAACATGACCTTTTTGCATTAGTTCACTTGTTCGTGTTACTCTATAGCATGGTCCAAATAATCCTTCCAAAACCCATTTATGAGTTTGAGTTCCATCTAATGTTCCTGTAAAACCATATCGATACTTGGTATGATGAAGATGTGTCATAATTGTAATAAGAGATTTACTCTTAAATAGGTGCGCTTCATCACCAATAACAACATCAAAATCTTCAAAATAACTGCGTTCTAATTTATAAATAGACTGCCATGTAGTTACAGTTACAGGAAGATTGGTTTCCTTTTCTCGTCCTGCATATATTTTATGACAATATGAATCTGAATTCCAACCATAATCTCGAAAGTCAGAGACTAACTGATCTACTAGACTGGTCGTCGGAACAACTATCAGAATTTTTCGATTCTTATCCATATGATATCGCACGACAGCGTAAATCATCAGACTTTTTCCTGACGCAGTGGGACTTAACAGAATCTTTCTGTTATATTTTAATGCGTCATGAACTGCTTCAATCTGATAATGTCGTGGTGTAAGAGAAGTTATTGATGATAGGTAATCTTTAACTCCTTCTAAACTAATTTCTTTGTTAATCTCAAAAGGTTTCCCATAGTATTTGTTTGTTACAAATTCGTATGAGTAAT